AGCAAGCAGGCTGACCGCATGACGGCAGAAGGATGCAGACGGCAGAAGGCCGTATGCATCCTTTTTTTCGTTTAAGGGCGCGTATCGTCTGATGCATCGAAGGGCGCGTTTTCTCCGCTTGCCGCTTGATCCAAAGCGGGCTCCCGGTTCAGCCTGCCGATCTCTTCCCACAGGATCGCTTCGAACGCCCGCCGCTGGAATTGATCGAGCCGAAGATCCGCCAGCTCGCAGGTGACGCCGAATCGGCTGGCCAGCAGATGAACCGCTTCACCGCGGGCGGCCGGCAGCTTCATTTCCCGGACCATCGAATACGGCATCGAGGCGTACAAGACGAATCGCTTCGCCTCCGCCTCCTGGTGCTCCAGAAAAGATCGAGGCATCACCGTCTGATTGCCCGCATGCCGAAGAATATGGCAGAGCTCGTGCAGGTAATCCTCCCACTGCCGTTCGGCCGGAAGCCGCAGATCGATCAATACCGACCGAATGCCCATCCACTCGAGCGCCTTGCTGGACTCGCTCATATAATGAACCCACACGTCAAGCCGGTCGGACACTTCCTCGATGGTCAATTGATCCGGCGTCACGATTCCGGCCCTGAACCACAGTGCCTCGATCCACTGTTCGAGCGGCGTCGGCTGATAGTATTGGAGCATCTACGGCACCTCGATATACGAATATATGTTCGCTTTTGTGGCGAAAATAAACGCCCGCTAGGGCGTATGCGTCATTTATATGCCGCGGTCGGGGCTGCCGTCCGGCTTGGCGTCGGTCTTGATGGGGGCGTTGTCGGTCTTGCGAAGACGCTCCTGCTCCCGGATAAACGTCCAAAACCGCAGCATCTCCTCCTGCCTGGCTTCGGGCGCATCCAAGTAATCTTTGAAAAACAATCCGTGCTCGGGGTTGCGCATGAATTCCTCGAAAGCAGCCGCTTCGGACGAGGCGCCCGTCGGCCCGTCCAGGGTCGAATCGTTGGTCAGACCGAGGAGGTAATCTGCGGTCGTCTTGTAATATTCGGCGAAGCGGCCGAGCATGTCGGGCTCGGGCTTGCGGTCGTCGGATTCGTAACGCGACAGCTGGACATTGCTAATCCCGAGTTCCTTGGCGGCCGTCAACTGTGTCTTGCCGAGACGCTCGCGCCGTTCTCTGAGCCGGCTTCCCAACGTCATGACCATCTTTCCCTCCGGTAAGAAGTTCCCTTTATTCTATCACTTATTTTCCGTTGTGGCAAATTTATTTCCATAAATCCGTTAAAAAAGGAATTGACAGTTGCCGAGTTGGCAATATATGATAGGTTAACAATTAAATATACGAACCTATGTTCTCTTTTTTGAAGCGTTATACCAGCAATAGGGTGTGTGTCACATTTTAAAAAAGATGTAAGGCATGAAGTGTGAAGGGTCTTGTTTAGCATTTTATTTACCATTTTGGCAAAGTGGGGTGTTTATTCATGAACGATACAACGGTTCAAGCGACGCCGGAAAGCTACCGACATACGCGACGTCTGCTGATGATCGCGGCGGACAAGCTTACGCAGCTGATGAGCGAGCTAGAGACTCAGGCAGGAAAAGCGGGAGTACCGGGAAAAGCCTGGTTCGAGCTGGACAGGCAGCGCCGGCTGGTCATCGAGATGATCGCAAGCTGCTCCTATATTATCGATTGGCTGGAAACCGGGCGCATGCCCGGCAACCGCAGGGGCATCGAGCGGCGCGCGGGCTATCAGCGGGAGATCCCGACCGATCCCGCGATGCTGTCGGCCGTGCTGGAGGAGAGTCGCGGTCAGGCGTCTTCGGACGCGTCGGGACAAGCCGATGCGCCAAGCTTGGCGCTCGAACGCGCGCTCGGCGGGCTGACGGAGCGGGAACGCGACTGCTTCAGGCTCTCCCAAGCGGAGGGCTTTACGCTGGCCGAGGTGGCGGACGTGCTGAAGATCAGCAAGTCGAGCGCCGGCACGTACCTGCTGAGAGCCAGGCGCAAGATCGAAGCGAACCTTCGCGAAGGCGGCGACAGCAGCGTCGGATAGCTTGTCGTACGAACGCCACCTATAGATGAGAAAGCGAACATGCGTTCTCATAAAAGATGAATGCGGCAGGACGCTTCGGCGCGGCGGCATGAAGGAGAGGGAGCTTCGGTGAGCGGAGACGAAGGCTGGATGCAGGCGCTCGCGAGCTGGACGGTGCAGGCGCTTGACGATGTCGAGTGGCAAGTGTACGCCCATGCGTGGCCCGCCGATTACGAGCGGCCTGCCGTGTTGTGGCGGCTGGCAGGCGTCGAGACGAAGACCGGGAACGCGGCATACGGCGAGGAATCGCGCCGCTATGCCGGGCATGTGCTTGGTCGGGATCCGGCGGAGGAGGCAGACACGATCGCGCGTCTGACAAGCGCGTTAAGCGTCGCTGTCAAGCTGCCGATCAATTCGGCGGAGCGGCGGTATCTGCTGATCGGGGAGACGGTCGCCGACCTTAAGGCAGACGCGATCTCGACGGGCCAGCTGAGCCTGACGCTGAGCCGCAAGCACAGTCGTCCATCCGAGACGGCGCCGCTGATGCGGGAGGTCGCGTTTCAACAAAAAGAAGAATAGAGGTGGCCGGCGAATGGCGGGAAAAAAGCAAGGCGACGACGCGGTCGCGAGTTACGGCAAGGATGAGCTGATCGCCTTTGCGGGCGAGCTGTTCGGCGTCAGCCGGGAGGCGGTGCAAGGCGCCCTGCACGGCACGGACGGCGGGGAACGATTCAGCATCGAGAGCGCCAAGGCGCTCGTCCAAAATTTCATGAACAGGAAGGTGAACTGAGCATGGCTGGAGGCACTTGGAATCAAACGGATCTGCCGGTATTGCCCGGCTTTTATATGGCATTTCGCTCGGCGGCCGCGGCTGCGGTGCAAGCGGGGGAACGAGGCGTGGTCATCATGCCGGTCAAGGCTCATTGGGGACCGGTCAAGCAATTTGCGGAAGTGAAGAGCGAGGCCGACATCGCGAACCTGTACGCGACCGACGAGACGGGCGGCGCGACGGCATACACGTCGCTTCGCTTCGCGCTGCTCGGCGGCGCGAGCAAGGTACTCGCCTACCGGCTGTCGGACGGCACGGACGCGAAGGCGTCCAAGACGTTGAAGGACGGGGCGGGCACGCCGGTCGACGTGCTGAAGCTCGAAGCGAAGCAGACCGGCGCGCGGGGCAACAACTTCAAGGTGACGGTGCAGGTCAATCCGGCGGATGCCGCCCAAAAGGACATCAAGCTGTTCGAGGGCAATACGCTCTTGCGCACCTTCACCTTCGCCGACGGCTCCGTTCAGGCTGCCGTCGATGCTGTCAACCAAGACGCAGCCAACGTATGGGTGACGGCCTCCAAGATCGCGAGCGGCAACGGCTCGCTGGCGCCGGTCGCCGGCGTCGCCCTGACGGGCGGCGCGTCGGGCATCTCGGGCATCGCGAACGCAGATTACGTGAACGCGCTGTCCGCCTTCGAGACGCAGACGTTCAACGCGGTCGCGCTGGACGGCGTATCCGACCCGCAGCTGCAAGCAAGCCTGGTCGCATGGGTGGCGCGCATCCGCGGCGAGGGACATGGCGCGATTGCCGTCCTCGGCGGTTCGCTCGCGGACGACAAGGCGGCGGATGCCGTCGGCAAAGCCGCGCAGCGCAGCGCTTCCTATAACCATGAAGGCATCGTGAACGTCGGCACGGGCGCGGTGCTGGCCGACGTCGAGTACAGCTCCGCGCAGGTGGCGGCGTATGTCGCCGGTCTGATCGCAGGCCAGCCGCTGAACGGATCGACGACGTACGCGTCCTCGCCGTTCCAGGATGTCGTGCGCCGCTGGACGCGCTCCGAGCAGGAGCAAGCCGTGCGCGGCGGGGTTTTCCTCCACGTCCATGACGGCCGCATGGTCAAGGCGCTGCGCGGCGTGAACAGCCGCGTGACCTTGGCATCCGGCCAGAACGCGGCCTGGAAGAAAATCCGGACGATCCGCGTGCTCGACAGCGTGAACGCCGATCTCCAGCGCACCGCCGAGGACCAGTACATCGGCAAGGTGAACAACACCGAAGAGGGCCGCCTTGCGCTCATCGGCGCCTGCAAGCAGTACCTGGCTGCGCTGGCGTCGGCCGGCGTCATCGAAGCGACCGGGTACGACGTCGCGGTCGATACGTCCGTTCCCGCGGCGGCGGATCAGGTATTCCTGAAGTGGCAAGCGCGCTTGACCGATGTGGTCGAACAAATTTTCGGCACGTTTATCGTGCAATAACGAGGGGGACGACAGCACATGATGGATCCGACCAGAGCGATTCTCGGCACTTACGGACAAGTATTCATCGACGGCAACTGGCAGACGAATATCAATCACCTGGAGGCTTCGGTCGAGGTGGAGAAGCGGGAGCTCAAGCTCGCCGGCTCGGAATGGACGCAGCACAAGCTCGGCGCCAAGAAAGGCACCGGCACGATGAGCGGCTACAAGGTGACGAGCGACATGATCGCGCGCGGCTTCGTCAAGTTCAATATCATCAACAAGCTGTCCGATCCGGAGGCGTACGGCTTCGAGCGAATCCTGCTTACCAACTGCGTCGCGGACAAGCTGCAGCTGGCCAACTGGACCGCGGGCGAGGAAGTGGCGGAGGAGACGGCATTCACGTTCGAGGGCTACGAGTTGCTCGATCCGATCAAGGCGAACTAAGGGAGGCATTAGACATGACGATCGATATCGGTCAAATGACGGAAGAACAAGTGCTGCAGCGGCTGCTCGACGCCGACACGCTGCCCGAGCGCACGGTGCTGCTGGAACGGCTCGGCATCCCGGTGAAAATCCGGGGGCTGACGGGCAAGCAGGTATTCGGCATCCGCGAGCGCTGTACGGAACGCAAAGAAAGGCGCGGCCAGACCGTCGAACGGCTCGACGAAGAGCTGTTCAACGTGTCGCTGATCGCGGCGGCCACCGTGTCGCCCGCCTGGGGCGACGGCAAGCTGCTCGCCAAGTTCAGCGCCAGCAGTGCGGAAGAAGTCGTGAAGCGCATCCTGCTCGCCGGCGAGCTGTCGGCGCTCGGCGACGTCGTGCTCGACCTTTCCGGCTTCAATACGGAGCTTGAAGACGTAAAAAACTGATCGCCTCCGGGGCGCTGGCCGGCATGCTCCATGCCATCTGGGTCCGGCACCATCTGCGCCCCGGACAGTTCTGGCTGCTTCCCCGGGGGGAGCAGCTCTTTTTGATGGCGAGCATGGAGCTCGAGCTCGAAGCCGAGCGCGGCCAGAACGGCGGGAGAGGAGGTTAGGCGAAATATGGCGGAAAACGCTGTGCCATACGATTACATTATCGATGCCGACGGGTTGAAGGAGAGCGTGACGCTGCTGCGCACGGTCGACAAGTACATGGACGGCATCCAACGGCGGGTGGACCGGCTGTCGCGGATGCGGGTCGTGATCCCGATCCGGCTGAGCGATTGTTTGTGCGAGCCGATCAAGCGGATACGGGCGAGTCTCGATTCGCTGACCAAATCCCGCTGGATCGTTCCTGTCACTTCCAAGATCGACCATGGGCTGGATCCTTCTATTTTTGAAGCCGCAGGTCGCGATGCAGGAAAGAGCTTCAGCAGCAGCTTCGAGGCTTCGCTGGATCCGACTGCTTTGCTAGCTAAGGTGAAGGCGGCGCTTGAGGGGATGCAGTTGAAGGTGGCTGTGTCTGGAGGAGGGGGGAAGGAAAAAAACAGTGGAGGACTCCTTTCATTTATACCAGAAGACATAAGAGACATTTTAAAAGATACGATTAGTGGCATCATCAGCGGTGTTATCAGTGATCGTATTGGGAGCTCCATAGATAAAAGAAAAGAACGAAAAAGTAAAAATGATGTAGATAATCAGTCTTCAAAAGGTAAGCTTTTAGACGCCCAAGAGAGGCCCATTCCAAGCACCCGCAAATCGTTCACAACCAAATTCAAAGACTTCGGCAAAAGCACCGTCCAATTCGGCAAAAACGTCTTCAATAAAACGAAGTCAATGATGGGCGGCGGACCCGGTAGCGGAATCGTGCCTTCGAACGCTCCGGCAACCAATGCCAGCCCTGGGAAGCGTATTTTACCGTCCAGTAAAAAAAGCCCTGGTTTTACCGTGCCCAAACGCGGCCTTACAGGGACGAGCGTTAAACGAACCTTGTCTCAGGCTATGGACAATCCAGTTCCTAAGCTGGCTGGATCCAAGCTGTTAAAGGCGGCCGGCAAGTGGGTTAAACCGCTCGGCTATATCTCTACGGCGGCATCCATTGCGACGGCGAAGCCTGGAGAAGAGCGCAATAAATTGATCCGCGGGGCCGCCGGCAACGCTGCCGGAACCGCGATTGGCGCCGCGTTAGGTTCTATTGTGCCAGGGGCCGGGACATTAGTTGGCGGACTGGTCGGAGGTTACGTAGGCGAAAAGCTTGCCGAAGGGAAGGTCGGGAAGGCTGTTCAGGGCTGGGTTACAGGCGGCTCTAAGTGGTTGCGCGGGTTGAGAAAGAAGAGAAACAAGAAAAAAGAGGCAAAGCTAGATGAATTGCCGGTTGCCTCCAACATGGATGCCGCTCAAGAAAACGGGACTGCCGGTAAGGGGCCGTTAAACCTGCCCGCATTTCCTCCCTCCAAAGCATTACGGGGCTCGAACGTTAGTTCCATTCGCGGAGCGGCAAACTTCCTTCGGACAACGGAAAATCCGAATACATTCGACGCTGCGCCTAAAATGCAAACGCTCGCCATCGCAGGCGTTGGAATAGGCGCAAAACTTGGACGTTCGGGCACTGGCGCCATGGGACAGAGCGGCTTGCTCGGCGGAATACTGCCTATCGTGGAGTGGTTTAAGAGCAGGTTGAACGGGCCTAGCGCAACAGTTGCAGTCGGTGCTCCTTCTGCTTCGCCTTTGAATCTAGGGACTGCTCAGAGATTGCCTCTGACCCCTACATCTCAGCCGAATTCCCCTCGCCAACCTGCTAACCCGCCCGCCCCAACCATCAACATCAACATCCCTGCTGGCGCCGTCCAACTGACGGTCAAGGAGACCGAGATCGACTACAACGCAATCACGGCGCAGGTGAGCACCCGACTTACGGCCTCGATCCGGCAGACGCTGGAGAACAGGCCTTAATATAGAACACCGCGCGGCGGAAGGAGGAGAAGCGTGGAATTTATTCTGAAAGACGCGTCCGGCAAAAATATTTTCAAATTTCCCGTCAATCCGGAAGAGGTCTCGATTCGGCGCGAAAAGCAGCTCGAAACGGTCAATATCCTCTCGCTTGGCGAGGTGGATGTGGCGCAGGAGGAGAAGCTGAAGGAGATTTCGTTCTCCTCCTTCTTTCCGACGGACAAGGATCCGATCGGCTCGATGAACCTGCTCACGAGCTACATGGTCAGCAAGCAGCCGGTTCACTTCATGATTACGGAAGCCGGCGTTAACATACTCGGCTATATCTCCTCTCACACGACCAGCCTGCGGGGAGGCGAGCCGGGCGACATTTACTTCGATATCGCGATCCGCACTTGGCGCGAGCCGAAGGTCCGGACGACGGCTTCTCCTGCCGCGACCGTCCGTACGGATATGAAGCCGGTCCCGAAGACGTACGCGGTGCGACAGGGCGACACGCTCTATGCCATCGCCAAGCGGGAGCTTGGCAGCAGTGCGAGATGGGGCGAGATTTACGCGAAAAACAAAGCGCTGATCGGCAGCGACCCAGGCCTGATCCGTCCGGGGCAGAAGCTGGTGATGCCATGAGCTACGAGGTGGTTTTGGATGGGAAGTATTATTTGGGCGACTTGGTGGAAGAGATCACGCTGGAAGATTCGCTGGAGGAGATCGCTTACCGCGCGAACGTTCGCCTGACGGTTCGTCCGGGCCTGCCTGCGATCGCGCCGGGTCAAGAGATTCGCATTTCCGGCGTACCCTACGGTTCAACGGGAATGGCCTACTTGCTTCATCCCGCACTGGTATGGGAATGCGAGAGCGAGCGTTCGGCGGGCAGCGGCAAGCACTTGAACGTCACGGCTTACGACAGGACGCTGTATCTGTCCAAGTCCGAGGACGAGCGGCTGATGCCGGATGGTCAGACGGCGGCGGAGCGGCTCGCGTCCTATGCGGCAGGCTGGAACATTCCGCTTGCAGTGCTGCCGGATACGAACATCAAGCTGAAGCGCAGCGTAAAGCGAAGCCAGTCGATTTTCAGCATGATTCTGGAAGACTTGAAGGAGACGGCGAGCAAAGGCGGCGAGCTGTATCGTCCGCGCATGACGCCAAGCGGGCTGACGCTCGTTAAGCTGGGCGCCAATGACAAGGTCTGGCAATTGGAGTCGCTGGAGTCGGTCAGTCAGAAACGAACGCTCGAGGGAGCCGTCACCCAGGTGAAGGTGCTCGGCAGCGAGGGAAGCGAGACGAAGCTGTCTCCGGTGCTGGCGATCGTCAAGGGCGAGATCGACAAATACGGCACACTGCAAAAGGTGCTGCAGGACTGTGCGATCGAGACGCCTGCACAAGCACGCAAGGCAGCGGAGCCGCTGCTGCTGGGTTTGCAGGAGACGATGTCGGTGACGGCACTCGACATCAATCTGATTCGGGCGGGAGACCTGGTCGAGCTGGACGGGCAGCGCCTGTTCGTGACGTCCGTCCGACATCAGCTGGGCGAGCCGGGGCATATGCAGCTGGAGCTGGCTCGCGAAGCCAAGGTAAGGAGGGATTATTGTGGCTGATCCTTACAAACAGCTGGCCGCCGCGCTGGAGAGCCGCATGAACCGGGTGGCGGCCAAGCAAGTGGCGGGCGTGCCCGCGGAGCTTGGGACGATGACGGGAGCCGGCTTGAAGCTGGATTCCTTTAAATATGAAATGCCGGATTATTTGCACGCGGAGGGCTTGCAGCTTGTGCCGGGAGACCGCGTGTTGGCGGTGCCGGTGGCCGGGGGCAGCCAGGCCGTTGTCGTATGCAAGGTGGTGAGTGCGGGTGGCTAATTTATTTCCGACGACGGGGATCGGTGCGGAAGTTCTGTCGGACGAGCGGGAGGCTACGGGCGCGTCGTTCGGCCGAAGCTGGAGATTTGACTTTGAAGCGGGAGAGTTCGTGCTGACGCCTACGGGGAAAATCGCGGGCGCTGCCGCAGACGCCGAGGCATGGATCGAATGGTGCCGCAAAGCGCTCGCGACCGAGCGATACCGCCATCTCGTTTATTCGCGGCTATACGGGCAAGAGTTCGAGACGCTCATCGGGCTTGGCCTCTCCCGTGCGGCCGTCGAGAGCGAGATCGCGCGCATCGCCTCGGAAACGCTGCTGGCCGATCCGCGGACGGCGCGCGTCGGAGGATTTACTTTTGCGTGGCAAGGAGACGTATGCAGCTTCGCCTGCTCGGTGACCAGCGTGCGGGACGAGACGGGGACGATTGAAGGAAGCGTGGTGAGCTTGTGATGACGGCATTGCCAGATTATTTAACGGAGCAAAAGGAAGAGAGCATCATGGCGCGCATGCTGGGACGGATCCCGGCGGACATCGACAAGGCCGAAGGCTCGTATATTTGGGACGCGCTCGCACCTGCGGCGTACGAGCTGTTCTTGTCGGCAGGCTGGGCGCAGGAGGTGCTGCGGCGCGGATTCGCGACGACGGCCTTCGGCGCATACCTGGATCTCAGATGCGGCGAGCATGGCGTAGATCGGCGTCCGGCGGAGAAGGCGACGGGAAAGGTGACGTTCGCGGGCGCCTCGGGCGTCACCGTACCTGCGGGCACGCGTGTGGCCACGGCGGCGGATGCTCTTACCTCGACGCCGTCGGTGGAATTCGAGACGACCGAGGCGGTCACGATCGGCGGCGTGGGACTGGTGGAAGCGAGCGTAATGGCGGTCGAGGCAGGGCTAGCCGGCAACATTGCGGCCGGAGCGATTGCGGTGCTGGTCGAGCCGGTGCCTGGCGTGACCGGCATTGCGAATGTCGCCGCGATGAGCGGCGGCGCCGAGACGGAGAGCGATGCGTCGCTGCTCGAGCGCTACCTGCTCAAGGTGCGCAATCCGGGCACAAGCGGCAACCGGGCGGACTATCTGCAGTGGGCGCTGGAGACGGAGGGCGTCGGCGGCGCGCAGGTTCACCCGTTGTGGAACGGTCCGGGCACGGTAAAAGTGTACGTGCTGAATCAGGACAAGCGCGCGGCTCAGGCGGCGCTCGTAACGGCCGTGCAGGACGCGATCGCGCCTGGAACGGCAGGCACGGGGGCGGGCAAGGCGCCGATCGGCGCGAATGTGGTCGTGGCTGCGCCGACCGAACTGCCGATTGTCCTTAGCGTGAAGTTAACACTTCGCGCAGGTTGGACGCTTGCTCAGGCAGTAGCTGGCATTCAAGAGACGATGAAGGCTTATTTGAAGTCGCTTGCGTTCGCCGATCCCGTCGTGCGTTATTCGAAGGTGAACAGCCTACTCCTTGACGTTCCGGCCATCATGGACCACTCGGATATGACGATGAACGGTGGTACCTCCAATGTGACGGTCGGGATCGGTCAAGTCGCGGTGCCGGGGGCGGTGAACGCCAGTGTCTGAGGCGGTAACGATGACGAGCGCGCGGGGACAGGAGATGCTTGGCTATTTGCCGGGCTACTATGCTTCCTCCCGCGTCATGCGCTCTCTGATGGAATCGCAGGGGACCGAAGTGGACCTGCTGCAGCGCGCAATGGACGAAACGCTGGCGCAATTTTTCGTAGATACGGCAACGTGGGGCTTGGATCGCTGGGAGAGCGATCTGGGCATAGTCACGGATCCTTCCAAACCGCTGGACCAGCGGCGCAGCCTGGTGAAGTCCAAGCTTCGCGGCACCGGCACGGTGACCGTCGCATTGATGCGAAGCGTGGCGGAGTCGTTTGACAACGGGGCGATCGAGGTCACGCAGCAGCCGTCGCTGTATACGGTCACGATCCGCTTCGTCGATACGGTGGGTCTGCCGCCCAATTTGGACGATATCAAGGATGCCTTGAACGCGATCGTGCCCGCGCATCTGGCCGTGTCGTATTCGTTTAGATACTTGACCGTTAACGAGGTTAACGGGCTGACGATCAATCAAATGCAGAGCCATCCGTTGACGGACTTCGCGCCGTTCTTGGATGCATAGGGAAGGGAGCGGGTTATCGCATGGCTATTTTTACGAGCATTCTGAACTTGCTCAAGAAGAACCCGGCGACGGACGGCACGGATACGTTCAATATCCAGACGATGCTGAACGACAACTGGGACAAGATCGACGCGGCGATGGCGATGCAGGCTGTCGATGGAGATGTGCGCGTCGCCACGACGGCGAATATCGCGCTGTCCGGGCTGCAGACGATAGACGGGATCGTTCTCGTGGCCGGCGATCGGGTACTCGTCAAGAATCAAACGACAGGTAGCCAGAACGGCATTTATGTCGCTGCGTCGGGCTCATGGTCGCGAGCGGCAGACGCCGATAGCACGGCCAAGATCGCGTCGGGCATCAGCGTTTATGTTCGGTCCGGGACTGCCAACGTCGGTAAGACCTTCACCATGAACAACACAGCCGCCGTGACGCTCGGAACGACGGCAATTACGTTTGCTGAGATAACCTCAGGGTATCTAGACCAGTCGGTCAAAACGACAGCAAGCCCGACATTCGTTAAAGCGACGGCCGCCACGTTCGCGTCTACGCAAGCGACGGGAACGGCACCGTTTACGGTCGCTTCGCAGACGCTTGTCACGAACCTGAACGCGGACATGGTGGACGGGTGGCACACATCATTCCAAAACGACGCAAACACGGTGGCCCTTAGAAACTCGTCCGGCAATATCGCGGCTAATGCATTCGTTTCGCAAGTGGCGCAGGGAAACGCGCCATTAAACGTTACGTCCACAACCTTGGTCGCGAACCTAAACGCCGACTTAGTGGATGGCTATCACGTTGCTAATGGAGGCACAAGCACCGTTGCTTGGCGGGATGGTAACGGCGTTGTCAACGCAAACGGATTTAACGCGAGTGGAACCATTATTTCCTCCATCGGCACGTCTGCCGGTGGGGTTCCCTCGTTTGCTATGCGCAGTGCGGGCGGGAGTTCGCGGTGGCAGATTGGACAGGTCGGCGTAGAGAGTACGGGCAACTCGGGCGGAGACTTCGCGTTGTGGAACTACGCCGATGACGGGACATTCATAAGCAGAGCGCTAGGTATCGAGCGCAAGACGGGAAACGCCTCGTTTACGGCTAGGCTTGCGGCTGGGGGTGATATTGCTACCTCGTCGGGCGGGGTAGGCGTAGCGACACTGAGCGGGAATCTGTTGGGGTTCAATCGAGCCAGCGCGAACTATTTAAACGCATCGTCGGCAGCGGGCTATCTGAACTTTGTGGTAAACGGTGACGCTCCGAATGACACGAACGCCGCCCTGCGACTTGCTGCTGACTATAGCGCGAACTTTAGGGGTAAGGTCGTTGCTCCGCAGTTTTCAGACGGGCGGACATTTAGTTTCACGGTCGGCGAGGTAGTCTTCGGGAACTCAGGAACGAATCAGAAAGCCGACCTATACTTCACGGGTAATTTTTACGGGTATATCGACATTACCCTAACGGGCAACTGGAACGCGCAAAGCAATTCGGGGAACCTGACAAAGCGGATCGCCACACATTTATCAGGGACAAGCGTCATGACGCAAGAAACCCGATATGTCGAGGTCCTGGGCGACATCAAGAGTCGGATCGCAATTTCAGACGTCACGTATGACGCGACTAACTCTAGATGGCGGGTTCAGATATCCTATAAGGGGAGCAGCACGCTAGCGGAAACCTTCGCCGTTAAAGTCGAAGGTTACACCCAGGTATCGGCGGCCGCAACAGCAATACTAGGGGCGAAACTAAGCGCAGTTTACACAACTGACGCAACAGTATTCCCAGCGGCAAAGGTGACTTCCCCCGATCTGGTCGCGAAGTCCGCGTCGGTCAGTGAATTCAACGTAACCAGCGCTTCTTATGCAACGTTCCTGACTGCGAATTCAGTAGCCGCAGGAAACTATCAAGCGTTTATCTACCTGCGTGTCACAGCTACAACGACTGTATCGGTAGCCGTGAATTACACAGATGTTACGGGTACACAAACGACAGTTGTAGTGAGCGCACAAAACTTCACAGCTGGAAGTTATTCGCTGTTGCCTGTATTCTTCAATGCGACGGCAAATTCTAATGTTATTTTGCAAGCTTCATCATCCGTATCTGGTGCCGTAAAAGTATCCGCGTCAATTATGGGGGTGTAACCAATGGCGCAAATTTATATTCCTGGTGACGCGGCGCCTGGGGACGTATCGAATAAGAAGAAGTTCAGCGCGGGCGTGAATTATCAGGCTGCTGGAACGCTGACTGATTACAGGGCGTATCCTATGGGCACTGCGGGTTACGTTACCGCCGTTTCTGCGAAGTCGGACAGCGGGGGCAATATTGTGTTAGAGCCTCCGACGGGCATCTATACTTCGGGCAAGAACGCCAATGGTTACGGTGCGCTTATTGCAAATGACCCGAACTTCGTCCCCGCGAACTGGCGGGCAGACAAGACGATGTTCGGGACGCCGGGAACTATTCCGGTCATAACAGATGGTGCTGATCCCGCCCAGGGCGTCGGTAAATGGGGTGACGGCGCTCTCGCCGTCTACCCAAGGGAGGGCTACCGAAAAGGGGGCGCTGGCGCGGGTGAAATTAAAGTATCCGTTGCGCAATTGCAATCTGTAAATGCGTTCCTAGCACCTCAATACATTCTTTCAGGGGCTGAGATATTCGGCATCAACGGGACGGCGATCGCAGGTCGACCGTGGGCAAGCGGAACCTCGACGTCGTCTTCATCACAGTGGGCGGCTGGCTACCCGGACAATTCAGGGTCATATATCGGATACAGGCTGCAAGGGAGCAGTTTCAGTTTTAATCCGTCTGTAGTCGTTATTTCCGGTGACAATGACTTTTGTGTATTTTATACGGGTGGATTGAAGTTGGGCGTATGGAATTCGATGGTCGTTCACGGGTACCACTTCGGGAGTAGCTGGCTCGCCCGGGTGGATGATGTGTCGGTAGCTGTACGTCCGGGGTTTTTCGGACTACCTGTAAAGTACGCGACCACAAGTTACAACTGGTTCGCGGTAGGCTAAAAGGAGGGGACAAACGATGGAGATCGGTAGAAAGATTTACTACGAGAAGCAGACAGGGCATATCCTCGTAGACACCGGAGAATGTTGGGGCGATTACGCAGTAGAAAGCACGCAGGAACAGGACTTCGAAAACTACCAAGAGTTATCCAAACGTGTACCGGAGACGGTCGGCGTGCTCCGGCTGGAGTACAGGCAGTTTGCCGAGGACTTCGCAGCTATGAACGGCTACCGCGTAAACGTCAGCGGCGACGAGCCGAAGCTGCTCTTTAGCTATCCGGACCCGCAGAACCCGGAGCAACCGCCTTTTTTCCAGCCGCCGCTGTCTGCCCAGGTCGCAGAACTTGAGGCGGAGAGCGTGCAGACGATGCTCGCCGTCGCTGAAGTTTACGAGTCCGCGACGGCGGCCGACGCCGATCGTGAGGAGGAGGGCGTTAATACAATGCTCGGTCTCGCCGAATCATACGACGTAATTATGCGGCAGCAGGCATTGATCGAAGATCTGACGGCTCGTGTCGCTGCCCTGGAAGGAGGTGGGAAGTGAAATGGCCCAGATTTATGCAATCTTGATCCGTAGAGGACTCAAGACAATCGACGATGTTCCGGAGAGCAAGCGTTCAGAAGTTCAAGCCATCCTTGATGCCGACGTTTAGACGGCTGCTTGGACGGCTTTTATTTTCCAACAATATTACGATAGGGATACTAGACATGGCAGTCGTATACGCAACGCTCATCATCAAGAGAGCTTATACTTTCGACCGAGTGCCAGTAGCACAACAACCTAAAGTGCGAGAATACTTGGCTGCGATGAAGCTTGACATAGACGGCAAGTCTCTTCCAAATCCATCAGGCAAATAAGACAAAAAGCCTCGCTTCGACGGGGAACTTCTAGGCACCGCAAAAAGCGGTGTCTTTAATTTTTGGAGGGGGTTGACCTGGAACAACTGAAACTACTACTATCTAACGCCTGGTGTGCGGCCGCGGCTGGCGGCAAGGAGGCATTCGCGGGCGGAATGGGGGCAGCGGTTGGCATGCTTCTCACAACAATTCTAGGTGGCTGGGACAAGGCGCTGGAAGTGCTTTTCACGCTTATTATCCTGGATTACGTCAGCGGTGTCGCCAGCGCGATTAAAAATCATAACTTAAACTCGGACAAGCTGTATTGGGGCGGTATACGAAAAATCGTCGTTTTGGCAGTAGTCGCACTTGCGGCTCAACTGGATGATTGGTTGCAGCCTGGCGTGCCTCTGTTCCGAACTGCCGCAATCTACTTCTACGTTGGCAGAGAGGGTCTTAGCCTTGTCGAGAATTTTGGCGCCCTTGGGGTCACGCTGCCTGATATCATCACCAAACGGCTGGAGCAGTTCAACCAGAAGGACAAAGAGTCGGCCGTTGATCCGCATTCAAAATAA